CCTGCCTTGTACTTCTCTTGTTGTGTAACGTTTGCTTTCGTCATATCCGTGGGCCAATCATTGCGTCTACGGACGATTATACATATCAATCTCTGCTAGCTGTCAAGACACATTTTACGAAATCGGGGCTTTGTCGTCCGTTTTTCTTTTGTGGCGCATTCATTGAGCAAGACTTGCGCTTGCATATTTTTCTATTGTCTCCTTCTCGGAGTGCGGCAACGTTGCGCCGTTGCATCACTGTTGCCTTGCAGCAAGTCTTCGCCAGACGGGCATCTTCCAGATGGGCAAACTGTTGTCAGTTTGATCACAAAAACGTAACGCCGTTTTATCACTCTTTGCCTTACGGCTGTCTTGCCAGACAGGCTGACCTGTCTTGTCAGGTCAATCACGCTTTCATCGATGCGAGCAACACACTTACGAGATTTGGTCTGCGGTGTAAGTATGTTGCTCTTACTCACTTCCTTGCGCCGCACCGATAGGCCGCTCAGGCCGCTCGGGCCACACAGGGATTTGTCACACCCACGTAAACAAGTGGGATACCACACCCGACAAGGGGTTCGATAGCCTTGACTTCACTCTATGTCGAACAACTCGCAACGGCTATCTCATTCTTCAGTGCAGTCCTACGCACCCCGATACATCACAGCTAGTCTCTTTCGATAGTGCGGTGCTTAAACTTTTGCCGTTTTCAGGACGGCAAAACTAAGGACTGACATCTGAATTTATTCTTCGACCCCTTTCTGGGCGTGATGATAGCCAACCGTAGGTGTGACAAACCCCTGCTGAATCAACTTAACGTCAAGGAGAAATTGACATGACTATCAAAGACGAGAATCAAATCATTGCAGAAACAGTAACATCACATCATGAAGTACCAGATACTTTCCATTCTGGTCACGAGTTCGATGACCTTGATATGGTACGTTGTGAGATACAGGATGCTATATCAAACGGTGACTACCACAGAGCAGAGCAACTTGCTTCACTTATCGACATTACAATTCAGTAGGAGGCTGATATGACTTTAACTAAAGACTTTGATATGGACATGGCAATTCGTATCGAACTTACCAACTACGATTACGTCAAGCTTATGCTTAAGGAGCATGATGAGACTAGTCATCATCATCCATATCTAGTTGAAGAGTTATTGGATTGCATGAACAACCTCATGGGGGCTGGGTTCTACTTGTTAGAGTGGAACAAAGACCAAGCATCCAATTAAGCCAACTTATGGGTAGGTGATTGTCATCTACCCCATTACGTCAAGGAGAATCAAATGAACAAAGAGTTATCTAAACATTTTAATCCATATCAACCAATGGAGTTTATGATGGACAAAGAATATACACTGAAACAGATGATTATATTCTGGTCCAAAAGACAAATTGAAGCCATTCAAGAAGATGACATGGCAGCAGCATATGACATACAGACCAACACACTTCCTAAGTGCTGGTCATTATTCAAAGAAGAACTTGGCAACCGTATCGTAGAGGAGAATTAGGATGCAATCATTATCAGAACAGCTCAGAGAACAGTGCCAGCAACTACCACGGTTGCAGGACATCACGACAGACTATCTTGATGACATTGCACGACAGTTGCAACACGAGACATTCTCAGAGCAAGCCAAGCAGTCATACGATGAAGCATGGCAACAGCATTACGCACAGCTTGAGACTGCTGCCATCATGTTTCATGGTGACGGCAACGACTTGACGTTGTGCTGCAAGCTCATCGACAGTCGCATTCGCAACCTCGAGTACGAGATGGAGTCACTTGGACGTTACGGTACTAAGATAAACGACAGTATCGCAGACCACGTTATCACTGACCCAGAGATTACAGTGCTTGAGCATCGCAGACTTGTCGACCTTCGTGACAAGCTGAGAGATCAGTACGCTTACATCAAGAACATGCACTATGTTTTACTCAACTCGGTTCGTCCAGAGATTGAGAGACGCACTGGCTACACGATGGGAGTGTACAAGTCACGCAAGGCACTTGACGCAGAGAAGAAAGCTCGTCAGTGGCGTCCAGTCAACAAGCGTGTCACTGCTGACCGCTGGCTGTCAATGTCAAAGCCAGAACAGCAAGCATATCTCAATCAGCACTGCAAAGAAGTCTAACAGCAGACGGAGGCCTGGCCACAGAGTCAGGTCTCCACCTTTTTTTTGTGTGCCAAACAACGCTTTGCTCGCTTGGTTTTCACTTCGTTCGACCAGGCTCGCAAAGCTCGGCAGTTGCTCTCCGACCCATCGAGGGTCGTCAGTCAAGTCAGGACGTTCACGCACTCCCGACACCCTAGCAAAGAGGCTAACCACAAAAGACGTTCACGTTGACAGGGGGTAAGCCAAGCAATGCCTCAAATGAGTAAAAGGAGAATATCTCATGTTCGCTTCAAAGTTTCTTAGATACACACTTGCTGTATTGTTATTTGGTTTCTATGCCTACATTGCATTTAATTCAGGAGTTATGGCAGCTATTGTTGTCTTCCTCAAAATACTTGGCCTTGTAATTTTTGGCATGGCTCATATTTGGGTCGTTGATACATTGCAAGTTCTTGGTTCAATTATCAGGAGAATCAAATGGTCTTCTACATCATTGCTGGGGTTTTTGCGGCGTTCGCAATAATATTCCTCTTAGCCAAGTTTGACTTTGACAAAGTTCTTTGGCTTGACATACCAATAGACATAGCCTCAACTATCTTGCTTGTGATTATGTTCGCTGGAACATTTGCAGGCATGATGGCAGCAGTAATTGGCGGATGCATCATATCCTCTTTCTTATATGCCGCAAAACGCATCAGAGGTTATAAGAAGCCAAAGTGGAATAAATTATGGTTTGGGTGGGAGAAAGTTCCGCCTCAACGTAACTAACATAGGAGATTGAGGTACTCACCGTCAGCTCGAGCAAGGTCGTCAGTAGTGCCACAGAGGGTCAGGTAACGTGATACCCTCACCTTTCAACCGTTGTCACAAACACTGAAGTACCCTGTTGGTTTTCATAAGCCAATGGGGTATTTTGGTGCAGTCGATAGTGACTGTAACATAACGTAAGGAGAAGTTCGTCATGAACATCGCACAAATCACAGTATCAGGTAACGTGGGTGCAGACCCAGAAATTCGTATGGTCAACGACACAAAGGTTGCTAACCTGTCTGTTGCTGTCAACGAAGGATACACCAACAAGCAGGGTGAGAAGGTGGAGAAGACCCACTGGTATCGCCTCGAAGCTTGGGACGGTAGCAATGGCAAGGGCCTCGTGTCATCTGTCATTGAGCCGTATGTGAAGAAGGGCATCACCGTCTTTGCTCAAGGCTTCCCAATCATTGAGGAGTATGAAAAAGATGGCGTGACACATCGCTCATTCAAAGTTAAACTAGCAGGCGCAGGGTCTACCTTCCGGCTTGCTGGGAAGGCTTCATCCGAGGGTGGCTCTGCACCAGCCTCCAAGAATGACGCAGATGACGACATTCCATTCTAGGTCTCCAACGGTAGTCATCACGACTATTGCCTAGAATAGAAGGACAGCCTCATCGCTTAACCGTTTATGACTTCTGCTAAAGTTACGGGTAAGTGGTGGGGCTGTTTTTGTGAAAGATTCACAGGAGGTTCACATGGAATCAATGGACACTATCGTAAATCCCAAAAGCCAAAAGCTTGAACTGGTTAAATCAGACATAGACCCAGACGGCTTCAGCCATATCAAACGCCTCATTGACGCCTCAATGTTCACATTCGTACGCCTCTACGACAATGGCGATGGTGTGTATGTCGATGACGAGGGCCTCTATGCAGAGCAGCGGTACTTCTGGATTCACCGTAACTATCCTCAACCCCTTGTAAACAAAGGATTATTCATGGGTGTTGACGATGAAGGTGAGTCATCTGTGCCTCAAACGTCTTTTAAAACCCTTGAGAAAGACATACACTTTATTGGTGATACGCATGACTTACAAGTTATGTTGATGTTCAAAAAGAAACAAATATCAATGGAGAATGGTTATGAGGACTACAGACCAATATTCTTTCAATGATCAGCCCGGCATTGCTGTGTTTATTGCTGAGGGCATTGAGCAAGCAAAAAGCCAAGAAGAGTTTATAGCTGCGTGGCAATACCTGTACGACTCAGGTATGTACTTACGCCTCCAAGGTTGGTACGGCAGACGCATTCAAGACATGATAAGAGAGGGCATACTCGATGCTTGATATATTTGTAGAATGCTCAAAATGTGGCGGTGAAGGCCGCCTCGAATATGAAGTCCCAGTCATTGACTATGAACGTGGCGGATACCTCAAAGGAGAATGGGGTGAGTGCGATGAGTGTCATGGTCTGGGTGAAGTACAAAAGAATGAGGAGTAAACATGATCAACAAGCTAAGACAAATAGGATTCGTCAACACGAAGACTCGATGGATTGGGTGGTTCGTCACTGTTCACCTAACATTGTCGTTTACCATCCTGTTATTGATGATAGGCATGGGCATCAATCCGACCCTTTTGGTTTCAGTGATTGGTGCGCCCCTGTGGATTGGCGTTGCGTTCGCCTCAAAGACACTGACTGACAAAATTATGGAGGACTAAATGGCAAACAATCCAAATCCTAAACATATAAAAAGAGAACAAGAATCGCTAGATAGACGAGAAATTGTAATGCGTATTCATCTTTATGACCACAGCTATAGAATAGTAAATCCTAATTTTCATTCTAATGAGCTTATAAAAAATGCATCCATTGCAATAGACAAATTAAATAAAGATACAAGGCTTCAAATTGAAAACGGCACAATAACACCAGAGGAAATGGAGCTAAATATTGGGGAATAAACCCATAAAAGGAGGACTAATGACTGATTGGATAGCAGTAGAAGATAGAATGCCTGAGATTGGACAAAGGGTAGAATATTATTTTGCCCCTAAACCTGATTTTGTAATTCAAGACGAAGGAACTTTTCAAGGATATTATACCGATTCCGAAGGTGTTGAATGGAAAAGTATGCATATCTTTGTGTCCAGCGATAATTCAAGCTGGCTTACTGGTGATGTTACGCACTGGAAGCCAAAATATGATTCGTAATTTATGGAGAAAAAAAATGTTTGATAAGATTAAGATTCGTAGCGGCATTCCGCTACCAACAAGAAACTCACATTCTCAACTTGGTGCTGTAGCAGAAAAAATGAAAGTTGGAGACTGTGTTGAAGTTGACAAGTTTCAGGTAATAAGCATGTGCCAGGCTATTCGCAGAAGATACGGCAATAGTTCTGCTACTATGCGTAAGCTAACAAATGACACATGGCGTGTATGGAGAAATAAATAATGTACACATCTTCTAGTATTACCCTCGAATGCACTAGGGTTGTCATTGACACCGATGACCCAGATTTTGTTGGCATTCGTTTTATTCAAAATGGCAGTGCTGCTCATACTGTTTATCTTAGCGTAAGTGATGGTAAACGCTTGCAATGGTTGCGTTCTGTCGAAGAAAGAGACCAGACTATTCTCGTGGAGGAAGTAAATGCAAACGCAAATTGAACTAAAGGAGTTAAAACACTCCCCAAACAATGTGCGTAAGGTCAAGCCCAGTGACTCTGGGTTCAAGGCTTTATGCGCCTCAATCCAGTCCTGTGGTCTGCTGCATAACCTTGTCGTAACTCCCAACGGCAAGGGCTATGTAGTTATCGATGGCAACAGACGCCTCGATGCCCTCAAGACTATCTACAAAGGCAAAGGTGGTACACCTATCAACTGTATTGTCATCGATGAAGACAGCGCAGAGGTTGGCCTCCATGCCAATATGATCCGTGAAGACATGCATCCGCTTGATGAATGTGATGTTATTATGGCGTTGTGCAACGATGGTCAGGAGGACTTTGACTCTGTTGCCTCACGTTTTGGTCAAACCAAACGGTGGGTAGAACAGCGTATAAGCCTCTCTGAGCTGTCTGATAACGCCAAAGCTATGTTCCGTAATGGTGACTTCACTATGGGCGCTGCACAGGCCCTGACGCTCGGTACAAAGGAGAAACAGGACGAGTTTCTGGCAGACAATACACATTTTCATCCAGAATCAGTCAGACGAGCTATGCTTTCAGCCAAAATTCCTATGAGTGCTGCACTGTTTAATACTGAAAGACATCGCAGTAGCCTTGGTATCGAAGCTGACTTGTTTGGTGATGAAGAGTTTATTACCAACCGTGAAGCATTCGACAAGCTACAAGAGGAACATATCTTCAATGTATGTCAAGATTATCGTCAGCAAGGTTACTACGATGTTGTGTATGCCAAAGACCAGTATCACTGGGATATGCCAGAACTTAGAGGATGCCTCACTGTCTACAATGAAGAAGACTATGACATATCAGAGATGATTATAGTCGTAACGTACAACACTATGCGTTACGCACTTGATACACATCTCATGGTACTCAAAGACATCAAGGAAGACACTGAAGCCAAGAAAGAAATGGAAGAAGCAGAAGAAGACATTACGCCTCTTACATTCTCCAATCCACAAAAGGATTTGGTTTACTCTTATTTTGCTGATGCAACACTTCGTCTCATGTGGAAAACAAACAAAATAGACAAAGTGAAGTTCTTCAAAGCTTTGCTATGTCACCGCAAGCTTGGCTACACATACCACCATGTTAATCGTATTGGTCATGTATATGCTGACGTACAAAGAATCTTCCCATCAGAAGGAGAGCCAAATGGCTACACTGATTTACCTGATGAAGCTGTTATCGGTAAGCACATCGATGCTTGTGAATATGCTTATGAAAATGACAATATTACTCCACTTATGTACTGCTACAATCTCCCAGCTAAAGACCTTGACGAGTTGTTTGTGGCGTGTTGTCTGCGTAGTTTATCAATCTATGACTTCAGGTCTGAATCGATGGAAGGGTTCAACGAAAAGCTTAACCTACAAAACTGGTTCAAGCCAGACGCAACGTGGGTCAACAAGTGGAAGACCAACCAGCTAGACCAGATGGAAGAGTGGCTCTTTGGTAACGCCAAAAGCGGCACTAAGTCATCTCGTGTCGAGAAGATTACTGAAGCTCTTTCTGAGGGACGCTTTGACCCATTTGGAACTTGGCCCCCCAGTGAGCAATCAGAGTAGATTCAGCTACTCCATCTTCACACTTTAACTTCCATTGGCTTGAGGCATGCGGATACAGCTGTGTTGCTATGCCTCTTGCCATATCCTTATCAGCAGGCACACAGAGGTCTTTCTTCCATTGACGAGCAGTGACCTCTGTATGCTTGATACCTAATGCAATAATCAAGCCAAGGTAAATACCGTAGCCAAAACCAGTACGAAATGTACTAGCTACGCCTTGCCTCGGCATTGCTTGTTGCTTCTCAATGTAAATGTGGTCTGGCTCATGCTTTATTAGCAACGCCACAATCTCGCCTACATTGAGATAATTTTTCTTCTTAACTTTAATGACAGGTGTTCGTATCGCTAATACAACATCGTTGTGTAGAAACGCTATGCCCCCTGTAAGTCCAGGGTCAATCCCGCATATCATGTTTTGCCTCCAGCTTAATCTCGCATCCAAGGGCCTCTGCCCAACAATATGCATTAAACAATGTTGGCTTTCTATTACCCATTTCCCATTTAGCACAGAGTCCCGTTGCGACTCCTATCTTCTGGTCAACATCGGGCTGGGTCAAGCCAAGTTGATAACGCCTCAACTGGAACTGCTTGATTAAGTCGGAGGTAAATTCTGATTCGCTCATTCACTTCACCTGTTATTCAAGCCAATAATATGTTAATGTGAATTGTCATGCAAGGAGGAGACACATGGCACTTACCCGAAAAGACTATCGGTGGCTTGCTGCCGAGATATCACCCCTTGTTCAAAACAAGGAATTATTTTTCATCAAAGTAAGGAGACACGCTAACACAAACTTCAATCCCTACAAATTCCGTGATGCAATGGAAGACGCATGGGCGGATCAACAAGCCGAAGAATGCGGGCCTGACTTATATAAGCAAGCCGATTACTAAGGAGACTAATATGTCTAAAGAAGACCCAAAAGAACAAGCTGGTAAAGAAGCTTACGGCAATGTCATTATGGAAGATATGCCTATACCAGATTGCGAACATGAGTGTGGATACAATGAAATCAAGAACGGTGAATGCGAATGTTACAGCCGTGAGATGGACAAACGTGAGGAGCAAGCACCATGTTGACAGAAGCACAACTAAAAGAACGAGCCACCTACATCGGCTCATCAGATGCCAAAGTCATCGCCTCTGGTGACATCGAAGAATGGCAAACACTAGCAGCACAAAAGCGTGGTGAAGAGACATGGAAGCCCAGCAAGCAAGTTCAACTTATGATGGACGCTGGCTCTCACATGGAATCATTCATCATCGACAAGTGGGTAGAACAGGAGGCACAAAATGTCTGCATGGAAGGGGCTGGCAAAACTAATCTTATTGGCGGCATCCCTATGCATTCTACCTTTGATGCTTGTACTTCTGGTTCTCTTATTCCTGTGGAAGTTAAAACTCATTTTGGTTTCAAGGACATGGACGAACTATGTGAACTATATGCGCCACAATGTCAGCACCATATGCTCGTGGCTGGTCGCAACGTCTGCTATCTTGTGGCTCTATTCGGTGTACGCTGCCGTCTAGAATGGCGGCTCATCAAAGCTGACCATAACTGGATGGATGATTATCTTGAGCAATGCAAACAGTTCTGGGATATGTATCAGAATGGAGTGCTAAAGACACCTCTTGCACTGCCTCCTGTAGAGTATTCAGATATGTTCGTCATGAATATGCGTGACTTACCTGACTGGTCTGAGGAAGTAGATGCCACCTATCGCATGGTATCTAAAGCTATCATTGACGCTAAAGAGTCAGTTGCTCTAAGTGATGAAGCCAAGAAAGCATTTAAATCAAGAATGCCTGAGAAATGCCGCCGTATGGATTACGAACTTACTGGCAATATGAAGGGCCACAAAATTCGTGTCACACGTTCTCGTTCTGGCACACTGACATGTACACACATTGCACCGAAGGAGAAGAATGATGAGTAATGTATGGTCAACACTATCTAAGTTTGATGTATCAGCAGAAGTCAAGAAGAAGGGTAAGTTCGACTACCTCTCATGGGCTTGGGCTTGGGCTTATGTCAAAGAGAAGTATCCCACTGCTACCTTTGAAAAGCACATCTTCCGTGACAATCAGGACAACCCACTGCCTTTTATGCGTGACACTAAAGGTCATACATACGTTGCTGTGTCCGTCACTATCGAAGATATCAAACACACAGAGATTCATTATGTGATGGACCACATGAACAAATCCATCCAGCATCCAGACGGTGGGCAGGTCAACAAAGCTCTACAGCGTTGCTTGGTAAAAGCTATTGCGTTCCACGGTCTTGGCCTCAATGTCTATGCTGGTGAGGACTTGCCTATGGACTTGGATGAAGAGGATGGCTCTGTCATTATCGAAGATTTTGCTAAAGCTAAGTCAGTTGAGGAGATTGACAAGGTATGGCGTAAACATTCAGCCGCTATCTCTACTCTGGGTAAAGTTGTAAGAAACAAGGTAACTGATGAGTTCAAGAAAGCGAAAAACAAACTCAAAGCAGCGTAACCATATATTTGCACGTTGCCGTGAGTGCGGTAAGATGTTTAACTGTCAGACAGATAGTTTTACTGTAACAGCCGCAGGGGACAGATTCTGCGACCGATGCTATTACGGTGTCGGTTGGCAGAACCTCAAGAAGCCTTATGAAAATCATTCAGAAGGACGAGAAATCCAGAAAGTCCGTTACCGAGATGACAAATGAATGCCTACACGATAGGGGTCTGCAAAGTCTTCTTGCAAAAAAGGCACAGATATTCTCACCACAATGCATAGCTGAAGACAACTGCCTCTGGATAACAGGGGCTGGTATATTTACTTCTTACCGTCAAATGTTTATCAACGTAAGGCAAGTAACTGAAGATGCAGTAAAGATATCTGTCACTATTGTAAATGACGACAGAGGACATACTAACTTCCTTATTTGGGGATATGGGGATAGTGAGGATAAATCCTCTGTAATGCAGATGCTTATCTTTATTATAGAAGATATTTTAACAGGGGGCGGAGAAGAAGTGTTTGAAGCACACCCCTTCTCCTCTTCCCATACAACCGCCGATGAGGGCAGCCATGACTCAGATTAATGATAATGATGACATTTTGTCAATGACCCCAGATGAATTTGCTGAATATCTGGCTGAAAAACGTGAAAAACTATTTAATAGAGCAGCAGCCGTAGCAACCAAACAAACACGTTCTACGTTGATGATGCGTTCACTTGCGAAGAAGTCTATCCAGTCCTTTAATGCCAAGCGCAGCACTACAAACAAGGTAAAGTAGATACTGATACCAGTCAGGCAACTCATTGAGCCTGTCAAACCCAGACTTTACAAGTTCCTCAGTGCCAGGAATAAAGCACATTATCACAGGCACTAACACGACAATCGTGACTGCCTCGTCTTTCCAGCTTCCTTTTGTAGACTCAGCCATGATTAGTTCCCATTTACTATCATGTTGAGCCGCAGTCTTCATAACCTCTGCTTTGGCTTTTTCTTTTTCTACCTTGCCTTCTAAAAATGTTTTGGCAAGGCTGCCAGCAATACCGAGTAACTGTATCATTTCTCACTCCCAAGCCAAACAGCCAGACTGCCTGTCATTGCACCAGTGACAACCGATATTAACGAAGCCTGTTGAGTTGTTAAATCCGGCTGTGATAATGCCCACTCAATGCAACGTATATACACACCTGTCATGCATAACATCATAAACCTAGGAAGTATTTTTAGCTCTAACATTTTGCGAGCCACATCTTCTGCACTCATTTAAAGCCTCCTTTAAGCCAAACCATCCATGCAACTAAACCACCTACCATAGCTGCTATCAATATGCTTACAAAACCAAGACCAAGCATATCCATGATTTCTGCTACACGTTTTTCCTTTAAACGCTTTTCTTCTAATTTAGCCTTTCTCATATCACGTTGAATGCGCTGTAAATCATTCCAAGCATTAAAGCCGTAGTTAGCTATAAGAAAGTTCTTTAAATCCATCTCCATCTTTTCTGCTTTCTTCAAAGCTTGAAAAGTATCAAGAGCTTGTTCTTCTACGTTTTTAAATCGAGATGTTTTCTTTTCTTGATGGGCTTGCTTTACATCAGCAATAGCACCCATCCACTTACCTATGTCCTTAGACATAGCCTCAATTTCTTTGCCTGTTTGAAAAGCTTTGACTATACCCTTGTATGCCGTAGTTGCTACAGCAATGGCGGTCAAAGGGTCGATAGCCATGTTAGCCTCGCCAGACTACAGCCAACAGCAATAGTATTATTGCGCCAGCAGAACCAATCATAATACTTTCCATGCGCTTAATACGCATTAGTGTTTCTGTCCAGCGTTCATCTGAAACAGCGATATGCTTCTCAAGCTCAACATGGATTGACTGTATGGTTGGCTTACTCATGATTAAGTCTGTATGTTAACTTTAGTGTGATTAATGAGTTGATAGCTTGAACCAGTATCATGGGTTTCAAACTCTAGAAAGTGCCTATATCCTCTATCAAGATATTTATGTTCGCCGGCAAAAGATGTTGAAAATGTTGGAAGATATCTTGTGCCACGCTCAAGAATCATATATCTATCTGACCAAAACATCCTATCCATGCTTATAGCTTTCCAGTTGGGAAAGCCCGGACCTGTGTTACCATCAAACGCCATATTAAAAACTTTTGTCGAGCTAACTGTTGCAGAGGTACTTAATTGGAAAGGAGAAACTAAACTCAAAGTGTAAACAGCAGTTGTCACTGAGTCAGATCCAGCAAGAAAAGCCGTGTTTCCATCAGCACTAAATTCGCAAAACCCAAGAACAGTAGTCATAGACGTAGTGTTGAACAAATTATTCGTACTTACAAAACCAGCATATGTACCAGTAGAAACATCATACGCTGTGCTTAAATTCCACCTGTCAACTCCATCACCTGTTGTTCCAGATACATATAAAATTGCACCATTATTCGCAAATTGCACTAAGAATGGATTTGTTTCTTGTCCACCAACATAAAGGTCAGAACTAGAATAGGTCAAAGTGCTAATATCAAACGCTGTAGACATACTAAATTCTTTGACATCATCTGTCCCCCTACAAACCATGAACATCTTAGTCCCATCAGGTTTGAGAATTATGTCCTCTGCGGTTGTAACTGTTGCATTTAAGGTTCTTTTTATAGCAGGACCATATGCAGATGACGATTGATTGTTGAGATGAACTTTATAATGAAAAGTAGCCGTTGATAAATCAAAAGGTGAAGTTAGGTTATATTGAGATACCCAATCTCCAACACTGTTGTTAATGTAGTATTTCTTGCCATCAGGACTCCATGCACGTGATTCACCAGAAGTATCTGCAAAATTGTTACTTTGACTAGCATCAATGCTCCATGTATCGGTATCGTCTACAGACGATGCACTTGAGTCGTAAGAAGGAATAAAGCTATAAATAAATCTTTTGTTTGCATCACTTGGTGTTCCAAAAGTAACAGTAGTTGAGCCTGTAAGTGTGCCAGCGTCAAAATAATTATCATCACCACTCAAATCTAAAGTAACATTTCCAGAACTAGCAACAGACGCTCTACTGTGTCCACCACCGCTAGGTGCGTTTGTCAAACGAGCTTCATCAAATGCACCACTTGTAATTTTAGAGGCAGCAAGATTTGGTATTCTACCATCAGCAAAACTACCGGATGTTATTTTAGATGCTGACAAAGCAGGAATGTCTGCTTCAGTAAAACCACCAGAAATGATGTCAGCTAAATCTCTTGCTCGTGTCATGGCTTACTCCGGTTTGTCAGGCCACACAACAGTGCGTGGGTTGTTGTGTGCTTTTGTTATGTCTCGCAATGCCTGTCGATAAGTTGTATATGCCCCCTTAATTGCGTCAGGAACATCAGCCCCCTGCGTCCAATCTGTCTTTGCTAATAGTTTATTACGTTGTTCACGCAAGGCGTTCATTGCTCTTTCTGCATCAGTGCCTTCTGCGGCTTCTTCAGCTTGCCTTGCGGCAGTTTCTTCAGCAGTCATTTCAACTTCTGAAGCAGTTATTTTTACTGCTGTTGGATTTGTCAAAGGGTCATACTCATCAGGCATAACACTAAAATCAATTACTGTCTTACTCATGTGTTTTGTATCCCAAATACTTGAACCGTTGCTTTTTCTACATCGCCACTACTAAAGTAAAATTGTATGCCTCTAATACCCATAGCAACGTTATCATTCATACATCCATAAGCACTACCACCAGAAGCCACGCTAGTAGTGTAATGACCTACAATATTTCCATGAATAACTGGTGGCACGACGGCAAGATTAGCGCCGTCAAAGTTCCTGCCTTGTAATGTTAAATTAGCTACTACTCCTTCATGATCAGAATTGCCGATAGAGTTTCCTGTAAGTTGGATAAATGTTTCATTATCAACGCTAGTACCGCCACCATCTGTGTCACGATAGAAACCATAGGTATTAGCGGATGATATAGCGACTCCAGAAGCATTTAAAAATCTTGACCTAAAACTCACATTGTCAGTCACAGGATGTGCGTTTATAAAAAACTGAAAAGTGTCAAACTCATCAGGCAAGTTATCGATAGTAATAATGCTTGTTGCTGATGTGATTGTTGTCGTGCTTAGTGCAACATGGGATAATGTGCCGCTTTGAACATTTGGTAAGGAAAGGTTGTTACTTTGTGTTGGTGTTTCCCAAAATAATCTACAGAAATAATTTGTTCCCTTATGTTGATCCCAATGCAATATTTGTTCATCAAGAAAGTACAAAAATTTATTTGAGATGTTTGGACGATAAAGCTGCATCCTACAATCAGGTTGAGCTTCGAAATACATACTACTTGATTCGATTGTATTTGTTACATCCTCAGCTTCAACGCTTATTTTTCCGTATAACTCATCGTTTCCAGCACTATCCTTACCATAAAAACGAACAGCACCAAGAATATCATTATCGGCTGGACTTGAACTTATTCTCCGTAAGTCGAGATTAGGTGCTTGAGATGCACTATCTGCACTTTCTATAATTTGAAGATTATCGGTATTCATCACAACATTACCAGTGCCATCTGGTGTAATTGTAATATCCTGATTGCTTGTGCTTACAATCGAATGTGTCTGGACATCCAAATTGCCGCCAAGTTGCGGAGTAGTATCTGCTACCAAATCTGTATTTATACCTGTTAGGTTCGCACCTGACACGGCTGGCAGTGTAGCAGGGAATCTAGCATCAGGTATTGTCCCGCTTGTAAGAGCCGCAGCACTGATTGCTGCAACATTAAATATACCAAACGCAACCATGTCTACAGTGTCACCAGATGCAGCCGCAGAACCTAGTGTAACTGATGTGCCGTTGGTTGCTGTGAAATCTGAGCCAGCCAGCCTGACGCCGTTTAAATAAACATCAACAAAGCCAACATCATAAGTTATTGGAAATACTGTAGTTGAGCCATCATAGCCACCAGATGCTGTGCCAACTGTATATGTTTGACGTACAGAAGTTCCATTTACAGAACTTGATGCTGCCACCCAAGAGCTACCATTGTAAACTTTTAACTCGTTATCTGTAGTGTTAAAAAACAAATCCCCTTCATCAAGAGAAGTAGTTGGATTTGAAGAACCAATACGATAACGATCAGCAAAGCTATTAACTCCAGCAACATTATTTGCAACAGTAGTTACATTTGCTGAAATGCCAGCAACTGCTGTTACATCTGATGACACACCAGCTACTGTTGTAACATTGGCAGATATACCAGCTACTGTGCTAACGTTTGAACTAATCCCAGCCACAGTGCCAATATCTGTGCCGTCAGCAGCAACTGTCGTTACATCAGATGCAATTCCAGCTACTGTTGTTACGTTTCCTGATACTCCTGCAACTGTTGTAACATCAGATGATACTCCTGCAACTGTTGTTACGTTAGATGATATACCTGCAACTGTGTTTACATTGGCAATGTTTGTGCCAACCGCGTCAACATTTGTAATGCTGTTTGCAACTGTATCAATTTCTGAAACAGCTTCATTTAAATCATCAGCCACAGTAACAATTTCAGATGTGGCTTCTGCTAAATCATTAGCAACAGCAATAACATCTGTTATATTTGATGCTACAGTATTTACAGAAGATATGTTAGAAGCAACTGTAGTTACATTAGAGTTGTTGCCTGCAACTGTTGTTACATTTGCGCTAATTCCGGCAACAGTGGAGACATTACTTGAAATACCAGCCACAGTAGTAACGTTAGCACTAATTCCAGCAACCGTCTGTATTGCATCAGTAGCATCCGTTCCGTCTTCAATGTCTGCAAGTGTAGCTATATCAGCAGAAGCTGAAGATACGGTCTGCACATCAGCTATGCTAGGTCCAGCTTCAGGAAGACCTGTTGTATTGTTAAACGCAAGAGTTTTGCCTTTGCGAGTATCTAAGTTAGGAAGTGTAAGTGAAGCTGCTGTATCAGAATCAGCCAACTTCATGGTTCTGCCAATTTTAGTTTCAAGTTCTTGCTCAATAGCAAAAATCTTGTCCAACTCAGTATTTAAAGCAGATACATTAAATGGACCTGACGTTGGAAAGTCAGTTGTTCTTTCTACAGTAATGTCACGGAATATAGTAAATTTAGTAGCAGCATCACTATAAGTATCGCCAAGAGTAATGTGACCACCAGAGAAACCATCATCAACACTTGTTCCAACAACGGCAAAAGTTCCTGTGCCAGTTCCTCTAGTAAGCGTAGTATCCACCCCAGCAGCACTGGTAACAATGACATTAATGTCGTCCAAACTAAAGAACGGAAAGTCAATAGTAAGCTGTGTCGTATTCGCAGTAACTGCCTGCGTATACTGAACTCTCGCATCATTATCTGCTATCGATATAGTAGCCATGATATATTGTATCCTTTCTTGGCCTACAGATGTCTATTCACATTACTTATTAAAAATCATGTTAGAAACAGGTTGAGTGTAAGGTAAGTTAGAATAAGGAACCAAAAAGCTTACGCTTTTAAGTGTATCTGCATCAGCTCTAAAGCCAACTAAATCACCCATAATACCAGCAAGATTAGTAATATTCCCTGCTGTTGGGCCAGCGACTGCTGATGCCTTTGCTCCCATAGGCATAGGATAAGACCTTTGGTCAGTAATAGCTGGCCTTAAACCAATCTCTCTATTGCTTATCTTTTCAATAGCATTATTAACGTCCATAAAATAACCCAGTATTCCAGACCTATCTATAGCATTGATAAGTTTTTCATCAAAAGTTTCTTCTCTATCAATGCCATACTGCAATCTTTTAATTTCATTTACTAAGGCTGCAAGTCCTACAAGCAAAAATGCACCTTGCCAAAATGCTCCATCACGTTCTTGTAATCCTGATGTAAGCATTCTTACAGTTGCACCCTGTCCAAAAGATTTGAATTGTGTAAGCAATGAGCCAAGCTCACGAGATGTCCACAAAGCTCTGTCACCAGCCCCAGGTGTTATAATAACTCTATCGACAGATTTATTTAAAGCTTGTCTAAATACCAGTCTTGCTGTCTGATCTCCCCATAAAGAAGTATTAGGCATCCATTCACCATCTACTTGCTCACCATGAGTTCTTATAAGGCTTTGCATTCTAGTGTGCATATTTCCATCTATGCCTACTTTTAGAAATTTTTCTTTTTGCGCTTTTGCTAGATTATTCCAAGGCTTCATAATATCTTCAGTCATACGAAGCATTGTAACAGTGCCAGCAAACTCTTTAAGAGTCTGATTCCATATATTCAGACCATTCATAAAAAACATTACACCAACGCTTTGGTTCATAAATCTTTCAATAGCAAATCTATTTCCAAATATGTCTCCAAGGTCTGCCATTGCGCTTGAACGCAAACCTAAGATTGCATCAGCAGCAACGCCAGATGACCTAAGCTCTTTTTTAGTCATCTTCCTTAATTGTGCAGATTGTTGGCTAAATGCTTTAGCAAGCCCTTTATCGTAACTAGCCTTAAAACCTTCAACCATTGCTGTTCTGGCAATATCAGGTATAGAAGATATGGTTGCACCGCCCATACCTACAATGACATTGAATGATTTCATTGTTCTAACAAATCTACTGGACACAGCATGGGGGTCTTTCGAGGCTCCATAAGTACCACGAACTCTATCACGCAACCCTCTTATATCTCGCAAATCAGCAAGCAGGTTTTTATTTAGTTCTGCTTTTTTGGCTACATCTGATGTTTCAGATATGAGTCTGCTATATTCTGATTTAACTTGGTTAATGACATTCTTCATATCAACAGAACCAAAGGTTTTTGTAAGCTCGATATCCATACCCATTCTGGTTGTGTGGTGACGCAGTAAAACTTCTATATCATTTTCAAGAAAGTCTTCTATAAGAATATCATCTATATCAATCTCTCTTGATCTCAAACCAGAAGCGACTACAACATCTTCGAGGTCATCAGCTTCATCTATAGCGTGATAAGGTTTTTGTTTGGTTACACCATCAAAAACATCATCCACATATTTTTCTAAATCATTACCAGCTAAGCCAAGTCTTGTAGACGCATAGTTTCTTATAATATCTCGAAACCTAATCTCATCTGCCATAATCTTATCTACACGATATACTCTTGGCACATAAGAAGCAGCAGAGTTTAAAAATACTCCTTCTGCCCTTACACGTTCTAATCTTTGTTCTAACTCAGCTATTCTTGCTGGGGGAGCATCAGATGCTCTGGCTGAACGCAAAGACCGAACAATTTGTTCTTCATGTAATTTTACTTCTTCTGCTTGTTTTTTGATAAAGTTAAATTGCACACGACTCTTTTGAGCAGCCTGATTAACGTAAGGGGTTGCAGCATCAATAACACTGTCTTCATCTCCTCTACGCATAGCCTTAGCAACACGAACCCTAAACTCATATTCTGTTAAAGAATTAAGAGTTCTTTTAAATTTATCCTTGGCTTGTATATGCATTATTTGAAATGACCTAGCAACATCACCATCTTTTGCAACAACACCTCTATAGGCAAGATACTGTTCGTCTAATGAACGAATAGCTTCCAAAAGTCTGCCAGTGTACAAAGCAGAAAAGTTTTTCTCAACACTGGTAGACATAGCTACTTCGTCATCAACTTTCTTTTGCATCATACCGCCAAGGTCAACAAGCTCTGCTACAACACCCCTTACAATGGGGTTAGGACTTTGCAACAAACGTATTACTGGATTCCAACCTAATTTTTCTATACCAACACCAGTTTCCTTAAGTGAATCTTGTTCGATTGTTTCATAGGCTTGTCTACGCAAAATATCTGGGTTTACACTTGCACCAGCAGCTTTGTACATTGGGTCTTTTGTTCTTCTTTTTTGTCTATTTCTTTGTTGCTGTTGCGTTATTTTACCTTTGGCTATCGTTCTTCCAAAAGCAGCAGTAACACTACTTCCAATAGCCGCAGATATTCCAATCGCTTTTATAACATCTGATGGAGAGCGTAATTCTCTTTGTGAAGATAGTATGGCCTGTTCTGCACCCACAGCACCGCCTGTAAACAAGCCACCATACAATGCTCTATCAAGCATACTTTTTGATTTTAAAACCTTCAAAGGAGCAATAGGGAGTAACGTAGATGGAGTAAGTAACGCAGCACCAAAAGTTATTTCTGAACCACTGCTAGATGACAATATAGACTGATCTTCTTGTTCTTGCTTAAGTCGTTTAATTCTTTTTGCCGTTTCTTCTGAGCTTTTACTATCGTAAAATCTCCACAGTGAGTTTTGATATGGTTTAAGTTGCTCGTCTTTTATAAAATCATAATTTGGATCATCATCAATCATAAAAAGCTTATCATTATACCAGTCTATCCCAGCTTTAATTGGGTTGACCTGATTAAAAGCAGCTCTTGCTATTGTGCTAAAATCATCTGTAAATAAAAATGGTGCAGCTAAACCGTTTTCTTCTCTTTTGATAAACTGAGCAAACTGCCCATTGTTTTCATAATCTTCTTCAATAGTTTGTTGTAATTTTTTTCTAAGGTCTGGCTCTTTTTGTAAATTTAAATTTAATGGCTTTGGTTCTGGAACAGATGCCATCCTCTGAACATACATATTGTCAAATTCAAATTCTGGTAAAGTAACTGGTTGAACAGGTTTTACAGAAACAGGCTCATCAACTTCTGCTTCTTGTTCTGGTTCATCTGGTTCAATTTTTGTAGCTGTAATGGTCTGAGGGGGGTCTTCCCTTAAATTTCTTGACTCAGTAATTTTTTGTTGAGCCAATTCAACAAGCTCTTGATTACTTAAATCTTTTGTAAGAGACCCCTCTTCAACTACAGGTTTAATCTTTTTTTTTAAAGGTGGATCATAAGAACCCGAAGCAGAGTGAATAGGTGAGCCAATAGCTTTATCTATTGTAGCCCCATCAGCGGTTGTATAGGAAAACAAGCTTCCTGTACCTCGCTTCAATACCTTCAAGCCAGTTATTTCTGGAAACTCTAACTCATCTGCAACGTAGTTATATATATCAAAACGTCTATTACCAAGACCACGCAAAGCACCACGTTTACCTGTTTCTGGATCATTAGCAGCAACTACATCTAATGTTTCACTCATAGCGTCTTGATAACGACCTTCTCTTAAAGCAGTAGTAAATCCTTTAAATCGAGTGATGTTACCACCATTATATGCAAGGTCTACAGCAGCCATTTTTACGCTGTCAGGCCACTCATCATAATTATCAAACTGATTACTTATCTGTTCTGCATTCCAAATGACATATTCTCTAGCAAGCTTTTTGTCTGACATTTCATCAGCATTAGCACCTTTTGTTTGCATTAGGTGATTTAGAAAGCTTTGAGCTAAATCAGTAAGACCATATCCCCTTGTATAACCACCACCTTCAATAGCCCTTGCTCCACGAGTTCCCTCATGTTTGGCAAGTATCTTCATATAGTCATCAATCCAGTTACTCATAAAGCTTTTCCAATCTTTCTAAGTATTCTTCATTGTTAAAATTACCTTCAAGGTAATCTCTTAAAACAGCAACATCTGCTGCATCTATCTTAAGTTGATTAATCTCAATTAAATCTTGAACAGTTAAATCCTCAACATCTTCATCAAATGTTTGAGCAATTTCTAAAATAAAACCAGCAAACTTTTCAGTAAATGACCTACTGTTTAAATCTTCTGTAAGGTCAAGAAGCTCTGACCTTATGAACTTTGCATTGAAGTAATTTCCTATAATTGGAAAGTTACTTATAATGTTTCTAATAGATGCATTCTTTACTCTTTCATTTGCAGCAAGAAATGCAGGACTTTGTAAACTGCTATGATACTCATACCTGTAACTAGGAAATAATGTTTCTACTATATAAGGGTCATCTGGGTCACGAACCATTACCCTATATGTTTGTGCTTTCCCAACAGTAGGATTAGGGGCTAAGTAGACAACTCCGTCATCATTTAAAAGTTCCCTTGCTTTGTCATTTTGAATATTACTGGCCATAAACTTGGCTTTAATGTCTGAGAATACCGCACCAGCTACAGGGCCAACATCATCGCTATATAAACCTTCTGGAATAATATCTTTAGCATCACCAATGCTTTTTGCAGCTTCTGTATACCAAGAATTTACAGTCCAATTAGGAGTGCCTTGAGAGTCAACAGTAATACCTACTGTATCTGCAATATTATACAAAGCACCTCTTATTGCTATTTTCAAACCTTCATCATTTACTGGGATTGCTTTACTAGCAAACTGTTGTTGAACACCAAGACTAATCGCACGAAGTAAACGCTCATCACCAATATATGCGTCACCTACATCACCATTAATAAAAAGTTCATCAGGAACATTTGATTTGATGTCATCTATCATTTTCAATACTTCAACATCAGATGTATCGTAAAATGGGACAAAGGAGTTAATTATCATATCTCCCCAACCACTTCCTTGAGTTGAATCAGACCAATTAGCCACTATAGCTGTTTCTAAATCTCGATATTGAGAAGATAAACCAGTAAGTATTCTGTCTGGATTTACAGTAACTGAAGTTGATTGTGCTTCATTCCATTTTCTAAAACCAAAAATTCTTGCTACTTCAAAAGAAGTAACATCAATTCCTTGGTCTTTCATAATTTTCATTACATTCATATAACCAACGCCTAATTCATCGTTTTGTGCTATAGAATCTACAATTAAATTGAATGTTTGCATTTTATTGTTAAATGTTTCTTCATCCTGGATTCCGTTTAACCCTTTAAGTTGATCAGCAACTTCAGGATGCAGAGCATTATAACTAAGAGTAAACTCAACAGCTTGTTGAATATTACTTTCTCTTATTGAGGGGTCTTGATGATTAAGTGTTTGACCAAGTTCATCTGCTTGTAACTGAGGAGCAAGTTTAGCTACAACTTCAAAATCCGATTGACTAGGATTGTCTGAGTTTCTAACACGACTTACTGCAGAAGCTTCTTTTTTTATCTTCTCATGATAAGTCTTGTAGGATTTCCTGTAAGTCTCTATTTTCTTTTGCCAAGCAGATATACTTATTTGACCTTCTAAATCACCTACAATTCCTTTTTCTATAAGGTCAGCAGTGGCATCAACAAATGCCTGTGGACGAATAGCATAACCAGAACTAGCAGACATTTGAGCTTCTATCTCTGCTCTTCCAATCTGAGCTGCTGTTTTAACTTGCTTTTTAAATATAGTATTACGCTCAGCAATATAACTACTATACTGAGTAGGGTCTATTTTCCCATCAATATACATCTGCTCTATTAAAGGAGCATTTCTTTGACGAGCTGATGCATCTCCAAATTCATCTTTAAATGGAATCATAAGCCTATTAAAGTTTTGTTTATAAAGATTTTTACTTTCTGTAGCCAATGCTTCTCTTGCATTTTGATCTGTGTTTTGAATGCTTTGTAATGAAGTCAAAAGATTATATTTTTGACCATCATCAATATCCATATTTTGAATATCTTTAATAGTTATTGGCTTACGAAGAACTAAATCCAATAATGCTTGTTCATAAACTTTAGTTTGTCTAGCAGACTCTTCTTTGTCTGCATTTTGCTGGATTCCATGTAATGTTTTTAGCCTAGACTCCATGCTTGCAGTTATGGTTTCTGCATCAACATTTCCTGCGGCTAATAGATTTTTTCTATATTTATCAATCTCTTCTAATGATTTTGAATAGTCACCATTTATGGCATAGTGTCTTTCAATATGTGAATTCGAAGCTTCTAAAAAAAGATATGTATCTCTGCTATCTTGAAGTGATTCAAGTTCTTGTTCAGACATACCGTTAAGACCTAAGCGTTTAATAACTTGGTCTTGTTCTTGTAGAATTTCCTCTATTCTTTCATTAACACCATCATCCGTTAAATCAGCTTTATTAAGAAGAACGCTTAATTCAGCATTTAAACTGTTAAATGACTTTTTATTTACATCTAAAGCATAGTCTTTTGCGTTTTGCTGTTGCTGTGCAAAAGCTCTGTTTTCAGCTCTAGTAAAATAATTTTCAACAATGGGAGATAAAGCAACACGAATCTCATCATCAAGACTCTCTAAGCTTTTAAACACACCAGACTTTTCGCCTCTTATTTGGTCTGGATCAGCAGGAGATTTAATTAATGCTTGTTCAGCTTGTGATTCTATATCTAACTTTTTAGCAGTAACATAAGTCCCAACAGCAGCTTCCCTAAAAGCCTTAAGAACGTCTTTACGTTCACTTTCAGAAAATAACTCTGCGGCTTTACTATAATCTAAATTAGTAAGAGGAACTAAAACACGCTCACCTTTTTCATTGGTTTCGTATTTAACGCCAGCAGTTTTACCATCTATCTCAGCTTGAAGAATAGCATCGTTATACTGACGTTTCCTGTCATCTAAACCAATATTATAAGCAAGTTGACCTAATTGACTTAGCTGATTAGCAGCTTGCTTGAAGCCAGACAAGTTTGGTATATTGCCAAGCTGCAAACGAACACCTCTACCTTGAGTTGGCTTAAAAGACATATTATTGACCCTTACCTACACCTTGACCTATAGAATAAGCCATACCAGCACCTTGCGCTGAACTACCTAAATAAGCCGCTTTGCCAGCAGCTTTTGATCCAGCAGCACTTATTTGATAATTTCTTCTTGTAGTCATTCCCATTAGTTTGATATTGGCTATATCTCTTTTTGCTATGTCTTTTTCTCTCCCCTCAGCAGCAGAAATACTTGCGCTTGTGGGGCCACCTTCAATACCTCTTGCAGAAGCAGAAGTTCCAAGAGCTGCAAGTTGCATTCTTAGCTGATTGTTTCTTGCTATCTCATCTTGATCAGCTTGTAATTTGGCAAGTTCAGCCTTTTCTTTATAGGCTTCTTCTTCCATTTTATAAGCAGCTTTAGCCTGTGAAGCACCAGCTAAAGTTAAACCAACCGCTGCAATTTGAAATCCAACTCCCATTAAACTTCTACCTCTAGCAATAGGCCATTGATTGTGAGTGGCAATGGCTGGTCTTGTGTTATTGTCACTGTACCTTCTTTACCCCAACCCAGTAAATACACTTCCTTGCGTTCAGTAATTGGTGTTGGCTCAAGAGAAAAGTCATCTGTAACTCGTCTAATAAGAATGCTTGTGCCTTTGGTCTTAACATCAAGAGTTTCATTGAGGTCTAAAACAGCACGAACAACTCTGCGTTTCTGACCTACAGATATACCATCTTGCAGTTGAAACTCAGGAGGTAGTGTCGTTAGCTCTGGTGTGTAGTTAAGACCTATCTCAACGCTGGTTACAGCATCAGTAAGTGTAAGCTGTCCACTGCCATTTGTTGTGTAAGTCCCCAAAGAATAATTACCAGACTTAACAACAACTTCAGTGTTAGGCAAATGAGCGACTGTCCAGTTTTTTGTTGCTGAACCAGTTTGCTTAGATGCTGCATCTGTATGATATTCGTTATCTAACAACTCAAGAGTTGTAACAGTTGCGCTATTGATAGTTCTTTCAACTATAGAATAGACCTGTCTGTTTACGTTGACTAAGTTCTTGAAGTTGCCTTGGGTTGACCACTCACACCATCCTTGTAATTGCTCTTTGCGAATAGACATAAATACAGGCATTTTGCCATCGCTATTTACAAGATAAAGATAAGCTTCTACTTGGTCTTGCGCTTCACGCTGAGAAACCATTTGCGATGGAATACCAATTAAGTGTGGAGATAACAAAGTTAATGCATCAGCATTATAAGCTTGGCTTACATCAGAATAGACAAACTCTCTAACTGCACCTTTAGACTTGGTAAGAAACACCAAGGCACCATCAAAATCAGAAGGAACAACCTCACCACTGCCGTAAGAAGTTTGTTTCTTAATAGCAATAGTTGATGGAGTAAGCGGTCTGTTTTCTGATGTAGGTACATATAATTCTTGCTCAGATGTAAAGATAACCAAATGTCTAAATGAAGCCAAAGACTTAATTTCTGATATTTGATTTTCAGCTATTTGAACTTGTATAGACTCATCATCTAATCCAGTACCAACATCAAAGTTAAAAAACTCACCAGCTTTAGACATAAACAAATGATTGGGTAAATCTTTTGAACCACCAAATATTAAACGCTGGTCATGGAATGTTACTGCACGAGCATATCCGTGTCTGCTTGAAAATACAGCTTCTTTCCAAGTTGTTCTAGAGGTTGTATTTGCAGGAGCGGTATCAAAATTTCCAGTTATTGTTGTGGTTGTAAGATAAGCAACTACAGTAATGTGGTGAATTACATTACTAGAATCTATAAATTCAATTTCTTCACCAACCCAATCAGATGAAAAAATTGCCGCACTTGCTGTAATTGTTTGATTGCCAGCAGAGTTGTTGGATGGCGTGAGAGTAACTGCTGGGTCAGCAAATTTATAAAAAGGCTGATGAATAAAATTATTAGATGTATCAAAAGCATAGTCTGTACGAGAAAATGTATCTACTGCTGTACGAGTAAGCCTTTGCATTGCCATGTCTGGGTGAACAACAACCATTGTATCTCCAGACTGAGAAACCTTTAACTCACCAATCATGGCAGTTGTCCAAGGGCAAGATGTAATGGTCTGGGTGATTACTGTTGGGGCAGTAATATCTATAACCTCTAGCTTTGTATTAGAAAACAGCAATATGTAAGCTTCATCCTCATCATAGATGTAAGCTTCAGACTGATAAGCTGTATTCGTTAAAGTTTGTAAATAACGAAAGCCACCTCTGCGTCTTATACCACCCTGAGATAGCATGCGAAAGTTACGGAGCTTCTTGGTTCCGTTTTTATATGCGTTGGAGTCAACCCTCGAAGACAGTAAGGGTGTTAGCTCTCCTGACGTAAAGTTGGTGTAAAACTGACGAAGTAGTGCCATTCATCTGTTTCTTTTCTTTTTATCTGAGCCGGGACCATAAAGAGCAGAACCCTGTCCTGCTGGTTTAGGAGTAAAAATTGCACCTACCGCACCAGCAATAGGATTTACAAGCCTTGCAACACCCATTCTTTTCGCAATTCTTCTGGCCTGAACTCTTTTCATAAATTCAATATCTTTTCTATGTCCTTCACTTACAGGCTTGATTTTATCAAGGTCCATTTTGTCTAATTTTCTCATTTTCTTTTTGTAAGAACGTGTTACTGGATCATCAAACATTATGTGCCTTCTATGTTTTGAAATATACCATTACCAAGTCTGGCTCTGCTAAATCTATTGAGCCTTAGACCTTGTGTCGTTACCTGTTGTGAATCTCTTGCTTTGGCTCGTCTAAACTGAGCTTCTGCAAGCTGTGTATATGACTGGGCTACATCTGCTTTACGAGTTACTGACAAAGCCAAAACAGATGCAAGTCTAAATATAACCCACATAGTAAATGTTGGAGGCCAATATTGAGTCTCTGGTCTAAACACATAGTTCAAAACAACATCATCTTCTACTTGAGCATTAATGTAAATGTAACGCTCATAGATGTCGTATGGCTGTGGTGCATCGTCTATAGTTATTGTTTGTACTTGTATAACTGGTGGGCTTGTAGGCAAAGCATATGCTGCATCCCATCTGTCTACAGGAACATCAGTAAGTCTAGCTAACTCTTTCTGACCAGTAGCAAAGTTCCATGTATGCTGACCAAGGCAGTCTGAAACAACATCTTCATAAATTGTATTGGCAACAAGTGCTTCATCTGTGTTGTCTGTAAAAGAAGTCAATGGCTCCAATCCAATCAGAACCATTGCTTTCTGAGCTACCTCAATGTCAGTTGATGGAGTTGTTGGCATTACTTACCGTACCTGCTTTCAGAGCTTTTTTTGCCCATGCTTTTATTGTGCTTGGGATGAAGCAAACACTTACCAGCAGCTTTACACTTGCTAGGATGCGGACATGTTGGACAAGTTTTCATGATACTCCCTTTCCAAGAGTTACACCCTTACCAAAAGTTACTTTGCCGCCACGGACAGTTTTCTCTTTGGTCTTGGTGGTAGAAGGGGCAGCTTTCGCCGCCGCCTTCTTTGTAGGTGCTTTAGCCATTAGCGACTATCTGTTGTCATGCTAACAATGTCGCCTGTATCGACCACACCGCCAGAGTTTGAAACAACTGTTGCAATACCAAAACCATTAGAGGCATTGACAAAGATAACATCGCCAACATTGATTTCACTGGACTTGTTGTTGAAGTAACCAGCTGTATCAATGGCGTTCAGATTATCGGCTGTTGATTTGTAGTGCCAAATGTGAAAGCCGTTACCTGAATAATTGACTAAGGTGAAGTCTGCATTTACGAGTGCCATTAGAACCTCTCCTTATTTCTTCAGTTGCAGTTCATAACATGCATTCGCATCAATCAGTGTTGCGTTCATCTGCATCTTATTCAATACAAAGTACGCATCTTTATCGTTGTGATACTGCATGTTTGATGAAACATCTGTGCCAATCGCATGACCCACTGATGACATGTGCCAAGCAAAACACTTACGGTCTGCGTCACCATTGATTGAATCCAACCCTGAGAACGGAAACCATGTAAAGCCAAGCCACTGCTTTGCAGTGATTGAGTTAGCGAAAGGCAAGTTTTCTGTACCGATATACTCAGCACGAGAGAACTCGTCAATGTCCATCAACTGTGACCAGTTTTCCCAACCAACAACACAGTAACGCTGACCATCATCAGGAACATCGTTATTACCGAATGCTTCCATCAGGCTAAACGCCCAAGTCAATGTAATGCCATTTGTTGTTTCGTTGAGGTTATTGGTTGTTGTGTCCATAGCTGCAAGAATAAGCTCATCAGTCTTACGACCAAGAGCGTATGCTCCAGACTGTTGGGCAACCAACATCTCATCGTGGTTAATGCGAAGCTGATCTAAGTCATCAATCCATTCGCCTGCAAAATAGTCCTCTAATGTAACGGACACATTTGTATGCTCAAGATTCATGGGTGCTACATTACCATGACGAGCCTTGGTTGTAGCAAAACCTTTACCGATTTTTTGAAACGTAGTCTTATTCTTTACACCGTTAGCTGTACGAATAGTACCACGCAACTTAGAGCCTTGACGCTGGTACGCCATATGGACGCCAGATTCAAACTCCTCGATAAAGGAGGTATCAATAGTTGGTGTTGCCATAACACCCTCCTTTTACAAGTTACACTACGTTTGTT